ATATGAAGACTGCTATTAAGACAGCCCTCCCTAAACTTATTTTTGAACACGATTAAAATTTCAAGTTATGAACGAATCGTTATTTGTACAATTCATAAAGAGTATATGGCCCAAGCTGGCTCTTTATGTAAAGGAGAGAGTCGTACCAAATAAACGTACATATCTCCACAAGACAATGTTGCGCAAGGTGTATTCGGCAGACCAGAAATGGGAGGGAACGTCAGCGAAGACTACCTATGTCGCTGCCGACATCGTGGCCATGGACTCTCCGCTGCCAATCAAGAAACGTGGTTCTATCGCAACCTCAAATGGAAAGTTGCCAAAGATTGGTATGAAGAAGATATTGTTTGAGACAGACATTAACAGTATCAACATCATGAAAGCCCACTTGGCGACCGCCACCACTGACGAAGCGAAGAAGGCTGAGAAGAACCGCATCCTCACTCGTCTTGTCGATGATGGCGTTGCTTGTTCCGTAGGAATTGACGAGAAGAACGAGTGGAACTTCCTGACAGGTCTTTCTAACGGCATCATACTTGTCCCAGACGAGGACAACACTGGAACCGCATTGCGTTTCAATTACGGCTATCTTGCCGAGAACGCCTTTGGCGTTGAGACAAAAGACCAGATTGAGCGCGATGACATCGACAATGTCTTTGCGAAGGCTGACAAGGACGGCAACACCATCGTTAAGATGCTTATCGCCAAGTCCACATACAACGCCATGCGCAAGATGCAATGGGCTAAGGAGTTCGTCGCCGACGCTGAAGGCAAGACGTATGACAGCGACACGAAGCTGCCAGTGCCGTCGTCCAAGAACTTCAACGCCGCCTTTGAGGATGAATGGGGCGCAACTGTAGAGGTCATTGACAGAACTGTTATATTAGAGAAGAACGGCAAGCAAAAGTCCGATAAACCGTGGAACGCAGACCACGTCATCTTTATCTGCTCAGAGGAAATTGGTTCTTTGGTATGGGGGACGCTTGCAGAAGCCACCAACCATGTTGATGGTGTCAAGTACGCCATTGTTGACGAGTACAAACTCATCTCGAAGTATTCAAAGAACGACCCGTCACTACAGGAGTTCACCAGCGGTCAGGCACTTGTTCTGCCTGTCATTGAGGATGTTGACCAAATTTATATGCTTGACATCACCAACAATGTAGAGCTTGACGAGACGGCTGAAACCGCGGACACCGCGGACGAGTACACGACCATTAATGGGAAGAAGTACAAGAAGACTGATGTTATTGCACAGTTGAAAGTCCTCGGCAAGAATGTCAAGTCAAATGCAACTGACGCTACTGTGATAAAGGCAGTGAACTCATTGAGCGATGAGGAAGAGGCCGCATTGTACGCAGCTCTCACTCCAGTTACTGAATAAAAGGTGAAAAGAATATAAGCATAACATTATGACAGTCAGGGAAGCCCTTATAAGAAAAGTGAACTATCCCTTACACGGATATGTTGATGTCGCTCTCATTGACCGTGGACTGAGTGGAGATGAAGAATACACCACGGACGTTGCAAAGTCTAATGAGTTTATAGGGGCTTTCGCTGATTGTTTGAGGAATGTGCTTGTTCAAGGTCTCAACCTCTCCGAGTCTGATAAGAGTATATCGCTATTGACAGACAAGGACAAAAGGTTGCTCTCCTTGATAAATTCTCTTTACAGCTCCATCGGCGAGGACGAGCTTGACCTCGGACAGCCGATGGTTTACATATAAGGATAGTTATGGCGGTACTGGATTTCTCGGCGCACAGTTTCGGATATTACCAGCCTGACATTTGGGCAGACGACGGCAAAGGAGGAAACAAGAAAGTCGCTGAAGGCGGTTGGGTTGACGATTACTGCAAGTGCGACTGTGTGCCAGCAGGAAAGGCCAACACGATTACCATACCAGACGGGCAAGTTGAGACGTATTCCTATACGTTATACAACCTGCCAATTTGGTGCAAGGACTTCAAGTATGGAGACAGAATCCGCATAAAGGCGTACTGCAACGAGAATGACGTGCGAGAGTTCACCGTCAAGGGCTTCCACCGTTACCAGCTCCAGTGCAAGATATGGGTATAAGGCAAAAGACCGAAGTCAGCTCTATTGATGCTTTCTTCAAGAAAGCGCATCAGATATTGTTTGACAACATCTTCACAGCCTTTGCCAAGCTCGGAGAAGAATGTGTCGTAAGGATACGGGACAGGTCTTTTGAAGAAAGCTGGATTGACCACACCTCAAACCTCCGCAGCTCTATTGGTTATGCCATCTATGAATATGGCAAGAAGAAAATAGAATCTGCTTTTGCCGCTGTTAGTGGCACTGGTGCGACTGGTTCTGCCGAGGGCAAGAAAATGGTCGCAGACCTTGCGAAGGAATACTCAAAAGTCTTTGCGCTTGTGGTGGTAGCAGGAATGAACTATGCTGAATATGTAGAAGCTATTGAATCAAAGGATGTGCTTGCATCCACGGAACTTTGGGCTAAGTCAGTTGTTGACGAGAGACTGAAGAGAGCCATGGACGATGCCGCCAAGAAAATAAACAAGCTGAAAATATGAAGTCGGACGGGAATATCAAGGACGATGTTTACGATATAGTCATCAAGTCAGCACTTGCGCAGGAAGTGTCTGGGGTGGTGAAAACGACGAAGAGACCGCACGGCTCTACTTCCGAGGACATCGTAATATCTGTCCTTGCCAACCAAATGGCTCAAAGGCAGGAAGCGTATGTGAACGTCAACGTGTACGTCAAAGACGATAATGTTGACGGGCAGTATGAGGAGAGCCGTGAAAGGGTTGAGAGGCTATGCCAACTATGCCTTGACTTATTTGACAACGTAAGAGGCGAGGATTTCCGCCTTTCCATTAGGACTGGGAACGGAGATAACGGCGGCTCGCAATGCCAGCGCGTCATTGAGATAGACACAGGCGAGCATGTTATAAACAACAAGCTCCTATATCAAGTTATTAACGATTAAATTTTAGAATTATGGCATCAACGACAAAACCAATCGGATGGGGCAAGTGCAATGTCATCATCAAGGATATTGAAGAAGATGGCGCAAAATGGATAAAGTTGCCGATACCAAAAGACGGCACTACGCAACTAACCCCGACAAAAGGCGACAAGATGACCGCAGACATCGAGGGTGGCGGATACGAGGATGTTAAGTACAAGGAAAGCACTTACGAACTCGCGTACACCATACGTCGTGCATTGGGCCGCAAGAAGCCCATGGAAGACAAGAATGGTGTTGTGGCTCACCACTACGCTGTGTTTGTACAGCCAGAGAACATCAAGGTTCCTGGCCCGTACATCGCCGACTCGGCCGTGTCTCTCGAAGACCCGTTTGACACGACGGACGGAGGTCAGCTGACATACACGCACGACGCTATCACTCCTGTTATAGGAAATACAGTAAAGTGGTGTACAATAGACCAAGACTTGTCTAAACTCGAAGAGTATGCTGAGCTCACCACAGACCCGACATTCACTGACGTGGACGAGACCACATCAGCGTAAAACCTCATTATCCCCTACGACGGCTTGGGTCAAAAGCCGTCACCTCGCACAGACATGCAGGCATGGGCGCAGGTTCGACTCCTGCCTGTGCACCAAATCTAACTATTATGGGACAGAAAGAAAACACGAAGAGAAATTTGATTGAAGACATAGTTGAAAGGCCAAAAGGTTTCACTGTAGGAGAAAAGCATTTTTTCTTGTACCCCATGACACTCGGAAAGATGTTGCTTGTTGGCAATGTTTATGAAAGTCTTTCCGTTAACGCCGAGAATTTCAAGCTGAACGCCTACGCGGAAGCGTTAAGGCTCGCGAGAGAAAGCAAGGATAATTGCGCCTTGTTTATCGCTTACCATTCCCTGAACTCAAAAGATGATGTGCTGAACTCACAGTTGCTTATTGAGAGGAAAGAATATTTCGCCAAAGAACTTGACGAGGAGAGCTTGGCCTCACTTCTTCTGATATGCCTTTCATGGAACAGGACGGAAGAATATGTTAAATACCTTGCTTTAGACAAGGAGAGCGAGCGCATGAAGCGTGTGATGAATGTGAAAAACGACAAGAACACATATAGTTTCGGAGGAAAAAGCATTTACGGCTCGCTCATCAGCAACGCTTGTGAGAAGTTCGGTTGGACTTACGATTACGTTTGCTGGGGCATCAGCTACGTCAATCTGCAACTGCTGCTGAAAGACACTGTGCAGACCGTGTACCTTTCTGACGATGAAGCCAAACGTTGCCATGTGCCGAAAGAGGGAACAACGCTTGACGGAAATGATCCGACACTTGTGAGAGAATACATAAATAGCATTGATTGGCGTTGACTTTTTTGACGCAATAAAAAAAGTGCGCGTATGGCATCGATACACTTCGACATAACAGGAGACAACCAGCAGATACTTGACGCTTTTAAAGGTGTGATGACAGGTGTCAAGCAGATGAAAAAGACCGTTGAGGACAGCGGTAACAGCATTGATGCGGTTCTTGACGGCATGAAGGGTAAAATTGCCGGTCTCGCCGCAGGCTTTGGCTTGAAGGAGTTCGTCTCCAAGGTCGGAGAAGTCAGGGGCGAGTTCCAAAAGTTAGAAGTGGCGTTCAATACAATGCTCGGCAGCAAGGAGAAGGCGACCGCGCTGATGGCGCAGATGGTGCACACCGCCGCCATTACCCCCTTCGGATTGCAGGATGTGACCAATGGGGCGAAGCAGCTGTTGGCATACGGCACGGCGGCAGAGGATGTCAACGACACGCTGATACGTTTAGGCGACATAGCCGCCGGTCTCTCAATCCCCCTTAATGACTTGGTGTGGCTCTACGGCACGACCATGACGCAGGGCAGGATGTTCACGCAAGACTTGCGACAGTTCATGGGACGCGGCATCCCCATCGCCGACGAGTTGGCGAAGCAGTTCGGCGTCGCCAAGAACGAGGTCGCCGGACTCGTGTCTGCTGGAAAGGTCGGGGCTGAGCAAGTCAGGCAGGCCATAGTCAGCATGACAAGCGAGGGCGGCAAGTTCGGCGGCCTCATGGAAGAGCAGAGCAAGACCATCACTGGTCAGGTAGCCAACATAGAGGATGCGATAGAAGTCATGTTCAATGACATCGGCAAGTCCACTGAAGGAATATTCAACACCGCCTTGTCCGGTGCGTCATACGTAGTTGAGAACTACGAAAAGATAGGGAAGGCCATAGCTGGCCTTGTGGTAGCTTATGGAACATACAAGGCCGTGCTTATCACCCTTAACGCCTTGCAGAAGGCACACATGATGGTTCTGAAGCAAGCCGTGCTGGAGAAAAGACGGGCGGCGGCAGAATCCGTGACCCTCTCCAATGCTGAAGCTGTTGCGGCGGCGAGGACAAACCTCTTGACCATGGCTCAGAAGAATCTCGCGATGGCGATAAAAGCCTCCAACCTCGCCATGCTCGCGAATCCCTATGTGCTTGCCGCCGCAGCCATAGGCGTTCTGGCTTACGGCATATACTCTTACGCCACAGCTGCCAATGCAGCTGAAGTGGCACAAAAGAGCTTCAACGACGAGTTGGAGCGCATGACCAAGACCGCAGAAGACCGAAAGCAGAAGATATTGTCGCTTGTGCAGACCATACAGAGTGCGGACACTACGAAGCTGAACAAACAGCTTGCGTATGACGAGCTGGAGAAACTCGCACCTGCCATAACGGAACTGTATGATAGTGTCAATGAACTTGAAAAGGCCGACTTGTCTGAGTTCAAGAAGACGATGGATGACATCGCCAGCAAGGAAAACGAAAAGGAGATACAAGATAGGATAAAGACTCTGCAAGACTTTATAAAGACAACCAAAGAGGCAGACGAAGACCCCCTTAACCACGCCGACTACAGCAGCTATAGTGCAAGTGTCGCAAATTCGGCGTTAGCGGCTGGCGTTAGCGGCAACTGGACTTTCGGTGTAACGGACTGGATTGACTCTGCGCAGGAGGAATTGAACAAGTGGCAGGAGAAACTTGACGCAATCAACAAGGCCAAGGAGGAAATCGCCGAGCCTACTGAAATTGATGTTAAGATTGCCGAGGATGCGTACAACGAGAGCAAGGCGAAACTTGATGAGTTTGACAAGTTCGCCGCCGCACTGAAAGACGAGATTGAAGGCAGGGCGATAACCGTTCCTCTTGACCCAAGCAAGGCAGAGAGTGAGACTGACACTTTCATAAAAGACTTGGAGAGGAAAATTGCGGATTTACAGAAAGAGCAGGACGAGAATCCCGTCACGTTCACGGCGGACAAGCAGGAAGCCCTTAATGAATACACATCGTTGCTTTCTGACATCCAATCATGGAAGGCGCAAGCGCAGAAAGCAGGTACATTTTTCATCCCGATAAACATACAGTTAAGGATGAACAAATTGCAGTCTGATACCGACAACAAGAGAAAACGCTTTAACTATCTCACTGGCAAGTCCGAGGACGTAAGGGAAGATGCCAAGACCTACGCAGAGGAGTTTTCATCTGCGCAGAAAGCATACAATGACGCTCTGAAGAAGGTCAGCAACATCAAGTCCAACAAGGGAGGCTACACCAAGAAAGACTATGAAACCGCAAGAGATGAATTAAAGGAAGCGAAGAAAAAATATGAAGAGCTTGGAGGAAGCACAACTAAGCCCAAGAAGTCCACTGGCAAGTTGGCAGCGGAGATACAGGCAGAGGAAGAAAAGAAGATAGCGGAAGAGACCAAGCGTTGGTCTGAGACGGAAGCCAAGAATGCGCAGGAAAGGGCTTACGCCATAGAGCAAGCCCGCATCGACGGCATGGCGGAAGGCAACGAGAAGACCCTCGCGCAGCTTAAACTCGACAACCAAAAGGAACTCGACCAGATAAAGAGGCAGGAGTACGAGCTTCTGAAAGCCAAGCAGGAACACGCCAAGAAGTTATACGAGGCAGACCCGAAGAACAAGGACAAGGACTTCACCAAGACGCAGGAGTACGCTGACATCGCCCTTACCGATGAGGAGAAGTCAGGCTTTGAAGCGCAGACGAAGAGCGCGAACATCAAATACGACAAGGAGAAAGATGAAGTCCGCGAGCAGGAGCTTTCATCGATGCGCGAGTACCTGAAGGAGTACGGCACGTACTTGGAGAAGCGCAAGGCGTTGCAGGACGAGTACGAACTCGGCGACAGCGGCGACATTTCCGAGGCGGAGAAGGCCAAGAGGAAGGCTGACTACGAGAAAT